CCCGATCAGCGCATCCTGATCGTCACCCATGTGCGCGAGCTGATCGAGCAAAACCACGTCGAGCTCTTGCGCCTGTGGCCGCAGGCGCCAGCGGGCATCTACTCGGCTGGTCTGAAGCAGCGTGACATTGGTGCGCGCATCCTGTTTGCCGGCATCCAGTCCATTGCCCGCCATGTGGCGGCTGTGGGTCATGTGGACCTGGTGCTGATCGACGAGGCGCACCTGATTCCGCGCTCGAGCAACACGCTGTACCGGCGCTTCCTCGATGGCTTGAAGCGCCAGAACCCGCTCATGAAGGTGATTGGCTTTACCGCCACGCCCTACCGGCTGGACTCGGGCCGGCTCGACGAGGGCAAGGATGCGGTGTTCACCGACATCGCCTTCGAGGTCTCGGTGCGCGAGCTGATCAATGCGGGGTTTCTGGCACCGCTGATCTCCAAACGCATGGTCACCGCGCTTGATCTCAGCCGGGTGGGCACCCGCGCAGGTGAGTTCATCGCCAAAGACCTGGAAGCCGCTATCGACCAGGATGCGATCACCACATCGGCCGTCGCGGAAATCCTCTCCTACGGGCAGGATCGCAAGAGTTGGCTGGTGTTTTGCGCCGGGGTGGCTCATGCCTTTCATGTGCGCGATGCCTTGCGTGCCCGGGGCATCACCTGCGAGACCATCGTTGGCGATACCCCGAGCCTTGAGCGCGAGGCGCTGATCGAGGCCTTCAAGACCGGGCGCATCCAGTGCCTGACCAACGCCAACGTGCTGACCACGGGTTTTAACGCACCGGGTGTGGACCTGATCGCCATGCTGCGCCCGACCCAATCGGCGGGCTTGTATGTGCAGATCGTCGGACGCGGCTGCCGCCTGGCACCGGGCAAGACCAACTGCCTGGTGCTGGACTTTGCTGGCAATGTCGCCCGCCACGGCCCCATCGATGGGATCCGCCCGAAGCGCCCGGGGCAGGGTGAGGGCGAGGCGCCGGTGAAAGCCTGCCCGGATTGCCACAGCCTCGTGCATGCCTCGGTGCGCACCTGCCCGGACTGCGGCCATGGATTTCCACCGCCCACCCCAAAGATCGAGCCCAAGGCCAGCACGCTGGATGTGCTGAGCAACCCGAAGCCGCAGTGGATCGATGTCAGCCGGGTCAGTTACGCCCGCCACGACAAACCCGGCAAGCCGCCGTCTTTGCGGGTGGACTACTGGAGTGGCCTGACCCACCACAGCGAATGGGTGTGTCTGGAGCACGCGGGCTATGCGCGTTTGAAGGCGCGGGCTTGGTGGACGCAGCGCGCGCCAGGCGTGCCGATGCCAGACAAGGTGGAAGACGCCTTGCCACTGACCCAGCGACTGCGCTGCCCGGCGCAGATCGCCGTGCGCCCAAATGGCCGCTACACCCAGATCGTTGGCGAACGCTTTATCTCTGGAGATGTGTCGTGATCGATGCCAATCAGTACGAAATCCATGCACTTGCTGCTGCCAGTGCCCAAGGCGGTGCCTACATCGAGTCGCTGGCCAAGACCGACCTGGCGCGCTTCTCTACCCAGGAGTGGGCCACGCTGGTGGAGGTGATTGTCAGCGCCTTTCGAGACCACCTCAGTGCGGCCTATGCCGACGACCCGCCGTTTTAAGGAGACACAGGATGACAACACCCAACTACATGGCCCAACTGGGCCCCACGCTGGTCGAGCGGGGTTATGCCCTGCTGCCGATTCAGCCCGGCAGCAAAAAGCCCGGCATGTACCGCCAGGGGGCCTGGCATGACTACCCCAAGTGGAGTCGCCACTGCGAGCGAGCCACCACCGAGCATGAGGTCGATATCTGGGCTGACTGGCCGCAGTCGGGCATTGGCATGGCCTGTGGCGTGCTCATTGGCATCGACATCGATGTGCTCGAGCCCCAAATCAGTGCGCAGATCGAGGGGCTGGCCAAGCGGATGCTGGGCAACACGCCAGCGGTGCGCATTGGCCGCGCCCCGAAGCGCCTCTTGGTCTATCGCGCAGCGCAGCCCTTTGCCGGTTTCAAGTACCCGCCGATCGAGGTGCTGGGCTTGGGCCAGCAGTTTGTGGCCTACGGCATCCATCCCGATACCGGGCTACCCTATGACTGGCCGGTGAGCACGCTGGCTGATCTGAGTCTGGACGAGTTGCCGGTGATCACCGAAGCCCAGGCACGCGAATTCGCCCAAGAAGCCTATGCGCTGATTCCACAAGACCTGCGCCCCAAGACGCTGGGGGTGGGGCGCCAGACAGGGGGCTGTCAGAGCATGGATGGCTACGCCAATCTGCCCCAGCAGCGCGGCACCTATGCGGCAGTCGAGGATGCGCTGCGGCACATCGTCAATGCCGATCTGGACTATGACAGTTGGGTGCGCATGGGCATGGCGATCAAGGGCGCGCTGGGCGATGCGGGCTGGCCGCTGTTTGAGGCCTGGTCAGCGAGCAGCCAGAAGTTTGAGCCCAAGACCAGCGCCAAGGCCTGGCGCAGCTTTGCACCGCAGCGCATTGGTGCGGGCACGCTGTACAAGCTGGCCTTGGACCATGGCTGGCATCCGGCGGCGGATTTGCAGCTTGATGGCGAGCTTGTACCCGCCGGGGTGCATCCGGCGCAGGGTTTGATTGAGGCTTTGAGGTCGGATACGCCAATCTCTGCGGAGCAAAGTGCTGAGTCATTGCCGGCGCATACGCCGTTGCCTGAAGGCTGGAATCAGGTCGGTGGCGTGATTGCTGATCTGATGACGCTGATGGCAGACACTGCAAAACGTCCGCAGCCGGTGTTGGCGCTGGGCGCAAGCCTGTGCGCCGTGGGTGCGTTGATGGGGCGCAAGTACCGTACCGAGAACAATACGCGCTCCAACCTGTATGTGGTCGGTATCGCCGAGAGTGGCGCTGGCAAAAACCACAGCCGGGTGGTGATCAACGAGTTGTTCCGCAGGGCCAACTTGCTGCAGTACCTGGGCGGCAACAAGATCGCTTCAGGTTCGGGGTTGCTGACGGCCATTCAACGTCAGCCAGCGTCGCTGTTCCAGCTCGACGAGTTCGGCATGTTTCTCTCAGCTGCCACTGACCGCAAGCGCTCACCGCGCTACATCAGCGAGATTCTGGACTTGCTGACCGAGCTCTACACCACGGCGGGCACCACCTACTTTGGCGTGGAGTTTGCCAGCAACCAAGACAACAATGCGCACCGCCAGATTCAGCAGCCCTGTGTCTGTATCTACGGCACCACCACACCGCTGCATTTCTGGCAGGCGTTGCAGGCAGCCAACGTGGCAGACGGGTCGCTGGCGCGCTTTCTAATCCTTGAGAGCGAGGAGGACTTCCCGGACAGCAACGCGGTCTTCGGGGTGATTGAGCCGCCGCAGGCGTTGATCGACCGGCTGATCCTGATCCACGAAGGGGGCGGGAAGTTGAGTGGCAACCTGACCAACATCGGTGCAGTCGATGAAGTGCTGGTGCAGCCACGGGTCGTGGCGATGACTGAGGATGCGCGGGAGGCGTTTCGGCTGCTGGACCAGGATATGGTCGCTCGCCTACGCATCTCGCGCGGCAGCGGCTATTCGTCGATTCTGGCGCGCATAGAAGAAAACGCCACCAAGCTGGCGCTCATCCGGGCGGTGTCGCGCGATCCGGTCAATCCGCTGATCGAGGTTGAAGATGCGCGCTGGGCCATCATGCTGTCGAGCCACTGCGCTGAACTGACCATTCGGGAGGCCACAGCGCGGGTGTCGGAGAACCAGGTCGAGTCGCTGCACAAGCGCGCCCTGAAAATTCTGCGTGATGCCGGTCAGGCCGGTATGTCGCGCAGCGAGTTCACCCGGCGCACCCAGTTCATGGACCACCGCCAGCGCGAAAGCGTGTTGCACACCCTGGCCGATGCCCAGCTGACCGAGATCGTGATGCTGCAAAGCAAGGGGCGGCCAACGCAGTGGATCAAAGTCGTGCAGGAGGCCGCTGCCTGAAATTGGGTTTTATCACTTCAAGGCTTATTTCAATGCCACATCCTATACAGAGAGACAGACACCTACCCCCCAAAAGTGGGGTAGATGACCAGTCTGAAAGACAAGGTATCTATCTTGAAAGAAATAAGTATTGAAGTAACTCTCTCTTTTTTGGGGAGACTCGCGTAGTTTGAATGAACTATTGAAGAAACTTTTTTGACTGGAGCAGGCAACTGCTTCCAAAGCGCTGCGACTTTTTGTCACAGCACGTACCCGCACCTCATCCCATTCAGACATGAGGGAGCCTCACCGACCCTGACCCGGTCTGTGATCGCGCTCCTCCAAAGTCGCTAACGCGTTCCTTGGAGGATCGATCGTGATCACCTTATCTGTCACCCCACCTGCGGGGCTGGGGCAGCGTGCCCCGCAATGCATCGACGTCATCCACGTCATCACCTCAGGCCAGAGCCACAGCCTGCGCCAACAGGCCAGCGCCACCCTCTGGCGGCCCGTGCCAGGCTACAGCGCCTACGACGTCTCGGTCGATGGCGTCGTGCGCCGCCGCCAGGGCTTTCGCTGCCGCCGCACCCACCGGGTCTTGACACCCTTCATCCGCGCCAACGGCTACGCCCAGATCATCCTGCACCAGGACGGGCGTCGGCGCCGCTTCGGTGTGCATCAACTGGTGGCACTCGCCTTCCTCGGCCCCAAGCCTTCGGCGCAGCACCAGGTCGCGCATCTGGATGGCCAGCGGCTCCACAACCACGCCAGCAACCTCGCCTGGCTGCTCCCCGCTCAAAACGATGCGCACAAGGACCTGCACGGCACACGCCTGCGCGGCTCGCAGATTCCCAGCGCCAAGCTCACCGAGGCCCAGGTGGGGCTGATTCGCCAGGCGCTGGCCAGCGGGCAGAGGCAGCGCGCCCTGGCGCAGACCTACGGCGTGTCGGTCTCGGCGCTGAGCCTGATTGCGTGCAACAAGACTTGGAGGCATGTGCAATGAGAACCCTGGCACTGGACATGGGCTCACGCTGCGGCTGGGCCATTGGCAAAGTTGGTGAAGTTGGTGAAGTGAGCTCTGGCGTCTGGGACATTGCCCCGCGCCGGGGCGAATCGCCCGGGATGCGCTACCTGCACCTGCGCGCACATCTGCAGACCGTGCGCGCGGCCTATCCCGATCTGGCAGCGGTGTTCTACGAGCAGGCCCACCACCGGGGTGGTGCGGCCACCGAGTACGCCGTGGGCTGTGTGGCCACCGTGCAGGCCTGGTGCGCCGAGCACGGCATCGAGCACGCAGCGGTACACAGCGCCACGATCAAGAAGCACGCCACCGGCAAAGGCAACGCCGGCAAGGCCGAGATGATCGCGGCGGTCATCGCACGTGGCCACACGCCAACTGACGACAACGAGGCCGATGCCTTGGCCTTGCTCGCTTGGGCGCTGGATCAAGGAGGGGTGCAATGAACACAACCACCTTGATCGCCGTCACCCCGGGTGCCATCGGCGGGCAGCGCACGCAACTGGTTGATGCGCGGCTGTTGCATGACTTCCTGGGTGTGGGCAAAGACTTCACGAACTGGATCAAGTTGCGCATCCGTCAGTACGGTTTTGAGCAAAACCAGGACTACCTGCTCGCCCAAACGGGCGAGCAGCTCCCCTCTGGCACCAAATGGCGTTCGGATTACATGCTGACCCTGGACATGGCCAAGGAACTCGCCATGGTAGAGCGCACACCCAAAGGTCGCCAGGCACGCCGCTACTTCATCGACTGCGAGAAGGCGCTTGGCGCGCGTCACTCATCAGCGGTGCCAGCACATCCAAGCGTGCAACCAGAGGTGGCGCTGGCGATCGATCTGCACACGGCCAGCGTGCAGGCCATCAACCGCCAGGCGCAAGCGGATGTGGCCGGTGAGAACGCACAGCGCTTTCATGCGCGGCGTGAAGAACTGCTGCGCCTGCAGCGTTATCTGCGCCTCTACGGCTGCTTGCCGCCCAAGACGCAGCGCGTGGGAGGTGGGCGATGAAGCAAGCCAAGCAAGCCAAACAAGCTGCGTCACGCCCCTTGACGAATGACTGGCGCCCACCCAAACCCCTGGTCGGCCAGCGCATTCTGGAAAAAGTCCTCAACCGCCACACCGCCGTGCGCTGCCCCGAGTCGCGCCTGGTGGTGGCGGTGATCAGCGTGGCCATCGTCGACTGTCTGTGCCAGAGCAGCCGTCGGCTGCGCCGTCAAGCGCGCCACTTCATTCTCGGCACTGACCTGCAGACCTGGTGCGACTGGGTAGGCCTGAACCCCGACTTCGTGCGCCGCATCGCCCGCCAGGCCGGGTATCTGGCTGATCAGGCGCCGCAGCACAAGCGTGCGCCCGCCAAGGCGCCAACCCAACCCCCAAGCGAAACCATTCCCCCGAACACGCAAGGAGCACACGCATGAACCCGACATCTGTTTCCATCCCCTGCGCCCTGAGCAGGGTGGCGCCCCAGACACCAGCCAGCAGCGACGAACTGCGCGCCATGCGTGCGGCGGCCTGGCACAAGCAAGGCATCGTGGTCGTGCCGTTGGACGACATCTATGACGACTGGGACCGGGCGTTCCTGACCGGTCTGGCCACCCGACTCTACGGCGCGCGCACCACTGCCACCCGCAAGAGCACACCCTGGGCCGAGGGCGAGGTGATCGACCGGGGTGATGGCGAGACCTGGACGGTGCTGGCCACCACAACGAAAGCCATCACCATCCAACGCAGTCGCGACGGTGCGCTGGCCACCCTGGGCCAACTCGGGGAGGGACGGTCATGACCAAGAAGACCCAACGGGCCAGAGCGGCAGCGCAAAAGAAGCCGCGCATTGGCGATGAACGCATCCGCCCTGACGGCAGTGTGATCCGCTATGTGCGTGAAGAAGACGATGAGCACAAACCAGCGGATCACTACCGCAGCGTGGACACGCTGGCCCTGATGCTGAGAAACGGCAGCATCACCGGTGCCATGCATGACGCCGGGCAGCAGTTCTCGCAGGACTTTGCCCGGGCCTTTGCCAGCGGTGTCGCTAGCCCCAAGCTCGATGGTCTGCCGGGTGGGACGACACCGGGGCAGATGATGGTGGAGAAGAACGCCGGTGCGGCCAGAGCGGTTCGGGAGGCGCTGGAGGCTGTCGGTGGCAACAGCAGCCCGGCGGGGTCAGCGCTGTGGTACGTGGCGGGGTTGCAGATGTCGGTCAGGGACTGGTCAATTCGCCTGGGCTGGAGCGGCAAGGCCATGTCCAAGGAGGAGGGCAAGGGCATCCTCATCGCCGCTTTGGGGATGCTTGCGCGCTACTACGGCTACGAGCGAGAGGTGCGACCGCGCCGACCACCGCCAGCGCACGCGTTTGCCCGGTCGGGCTGATTGGCGGATAATCTCGGACGTCACCCCAAGACCGGGTGGCGTTCGATATGGAGTATTTTGATGAAACCCGCAGCATTCAAAGCGACACCGAAGTTGGGCGTGGAAGCCAGCCGAGCCTTGTTGAAGGTCGTCGGCGGCATCTCTCTGACTGAAAAACGCCGCTGCGAGTTGGCCTCGCTGGCCGAGTCTGCCCGTCAAGCCTTCGCTCGGCCGTTGCCTACCAAGGCGAATGGCCATTGATCGAGACAACCT